TTCCGTCAACATCGCCGAAAACTGCGCGCCCGCCAATCTCAATAACGCAATCCGTGAAGTCATGGCAGACATTGCCACTGACCTTGCCCGCGCTAACGGCAGTCAAGACGGCTTGGCAACCGGCGTATCATTCGCATTGCCGCGCGGATTTATTGGCATGTGGAGTGGTGCTCTAGCATCCATCCCAGACGGATGGGCGCTCTGCGACGGCACGAATAGCACGCCGGACCTACGCGATAGGTTCGTGGTTTCCACTGGCACAACCTACACAGCAATTGGCGACAACGGCGGCGCCGACAGCGTGACATTGGCGGAAGCCAACATTCCGGAACACAGCCACGACAGCGGGACATTGGCCGGAACCGCGGAAAGCGCCGGGGCGCACACGCACAGCTACACCGATATATACCCAACGAATGCCAACAGCGAGAACGGAAACTACAACCAGCCACTTGGGTTTTCTTCGACCGCTACCTCAAGCAAAACAACGGGCTCAGCCGGCGCGCACACCCACACCGTAGACATCAACAGCGGCTCAACCGGCACCTACGGCGCGGCAACCCCAACCGCCATCGACAACCGCCCGGCCTACTACGCCTTGGCGTTCATTATGAAATTGTAAGGAGGCGTAGAAATGGCCCAGACAGACCGCACCAAAATCAGCGAATACAGCGCCACAGCCGACAGCAACATCAATATCGGCACCACAGTCGAAGACATCCGCCTTGGCGAGTACGGAACCGACCTAGACGCTGAAGCAGCCCGCCCGCAAGACGTAAACAACGCAATCCGCGAACTCATGTCCCATCTCAAGGACATGGACGTAGGCACGGAGCCTTTGACTTCACCGAGCCTTGGCGAGCCTACAGCCGATGTCGTAGGCCTAAACACCGCCTACACCGAAGACGGCAACGAGGCTGAAGGTAGCCTGTTCTGGAACTCGGACGAAGGAACGGCAGACCTAAAGCAGGCAAGCTCCATCCTTCAGGTTGGCCAAGAGATGCAAATCTATTGCCGCAACAACAGCGGCACGACTGCCATTCCTGATGGCACGCCGGTTTATGCCGTCGGAACTGTCGGAGCGTCTGGGCGAATTACAGTTGCACCTATGAACAACTCGTCAGGTGCAGCAATCGACCCAAAGCGGGTGCTTGGCGTTGCAACGCACAGCATTGCTGGCGGCGGCGATGGTATGGTGACAGCCTTCGGGAAAGTGCGCGGGCTCGATTTGTCTGCAACTGGGCTGGTTCCGGGTGGCTTGCCAAGTGACGGCGCTATTTTGTGGGTAGATGGCGGTGCAAATGCTGGCAAGTACACGACGACAATTCCAACCGCGCCTAACCTGAAAATTGCTATTGGGTACGTCATTAGCGCATCAGCGGGTGACGTATTTGTCAGAGCCAACGCTGGCATTGATTTGCATAACAACCACAGAGTTGAAGTCGCAAGCGTTGCCGATAATGATTTGCTTGCATGGAACGCGACGAATTCTCGATGGGAAAATCAATCTGCTTCAGACGCCGGACTCCAAGCCGTCCTCGCAGAAGGCGCATTCGTAGACGGCGACAAAACCAAGCTTGACGGCATTGAGACCAATGCCACAGCAGATCAGACGGCGTCAGAGATCAAAACTGCTTACGAGAGCAACAGCGATACAAACGCTTTCACGGATACGCTGCTGTCCAAGCTCAACGGCATCGAGGCTGGCGCAGACGTCACCGACGCCACAAACGTGGCAGCGGCTGGCGCAGTCATGGACGGCGACTACGCAAACAACACGTACCTAGTCGGCACAGCGACTCCCGGAACCTACACTCAAGTCACCGACAACAGCACCAACTGGAACACAGCTTACGACTGGGGCGACCACTCAACAGCCGGTTACATCACCAACGGATTGCAGGACGGTGGCCAGGTATCAACCGGCCTGTACTTCCAGGACAATGCAAACTTGCGTGTCGGCACGGGAACGGACCTGCAAATCAAATCCGACGGAACAGATGTTGAAGCGCTTCTAGGAAGCGGCTCAGACCTTAACATTCAAGCGTCTTCAACTGGATTTACATATCTAAGCAAGTCAGGGAACGCGTCCAGCGACACCCCAGTGGTTGGTGGAGCCAAAAATACGTATGGCCTAGCGGCAACAAACGGAGGCGGCGTAGGCTTTTCGTTCCTGTCCCCTAATGGGAACGGCGTCCTAACAGCCGCAGCAACAATTTATGCTAGGTATTCCGATGTCACGAACGGTTCAGAGGATACGCGCGTAGAAGTCCTCACAGAGGTGGCCGGAACGCCAACCACAGTCGCAACCTTCAGAGGGGACGCCGCATCCACCATCCCAGGCGATCTAAGCGTAACTGGAGCGCTGACGCAAGGCGGTAACGCCGTCCTCACAACCGCAGACGTAGACGATACTCCAGTAGACGGCGCAACTACGGCCCCAGTGTCTTCGAACTGGGCATACGATCACGAAAACTCTACTTCAGCTCACACAATCACGTCGATCTCCGGCCTCGGCGCGAACGTAGCCACCTTCTTAGGCACACCAAGCAGCGCAAACTTGGCGTCAGCCGTAACAGACGAAACAGGTTCAGGCGCTCTAGTGTTCGGCACTGCTCCCACCCTGTCTCAGGTTCATGACGATTCCACAATCAGTTACAACGGCACTGACTACGGCATTGGGTATCGAAGCATCCCAACCGTATCACCGACTGGAGCAGTCACGGCATCTGCCGCACACAACGGTAAATGTATCACTACGGACGATACGGTAACTGTTCCTAGCACGCTTGCAGTCGGCACGGTCATTTCAGTGTGGGTAAACTCCGCCAGCACAATCTCAATCGCAAAAAGCGGCGGCACAATGTACCTAAATGGGACTAGCGTTACGTCCGTGACTGCCGCAGCATACGGGATTGCGACCATCTATTTCCCGTCGTCAAGTACGATGGTGGTGACAGGAAACGTAAGCTAATGAGCGGCATCCATCACATGCTGTTGAGTACAACTTCTGCCGTCACCTTAACGGTAGAGTATGTTGTTGTCGGCGGTGGTGCATCCGGTGGTGGATATATCGGTGGCGGAGGCGGTGCTGGTGCTTATCGGTCATCCACACTGGAGGTAGTAGCCGGGACCGCATATAACGTTGAAATTGGCCTTGGTGGCGCAGCAGTTGCTGGAAACGTACAAGGCAATAGCGGCTCTCCATCGACCTTTGCGTCTATTACCGCCGCAGGAGGTGGTTACGGGGGTAATTATACCTCTGCTGGCGGAAACGGAGGCTCAGGCGGCGGTGGTGGTGGCGGTAATTCTGCCGCAGGCGGCACCGCGTCTAATGCTTCATATGGGAATAACGGCGGATCTGGAAGCCCAACCGCTACAGGCGCCAACGTTGTTGCGTCTGGTGGTGGTGGTGGATCAGGCAGCGCTGGCGCGAATGCTGCCAACGGATCGCTTGGTGTCGGAGGAAGTGGAACCACGGCATCTGGTTTCGGAACATACGATGCAACCTACGCTGCTGGCGGCGAGGGCGCCACCTACATAGCGGAAGGTGCGACAAATGAGCCTGCGGAAGCAGCTAACACAGGCAACGGAGGTGATGGTGCTTATATCGACAACACGTCCCCCAGCCTTGCCTCTGGTGCCGGAGGGTCTGGAGTTATTTTGTTGAAGGTACCTGACACTTTTACAGTTTCTGTCAGTGCGGGAGTTACAATCAGCGGTGAGTTCGGCGTGGCTGGGTATAATGTCTACCGCATCACCGCAGCGAGCAACGGTGAAACGATTTCATTTGAAAGTGTGTGATGATCTATCTAGCAAGAATAGAGCAGGGCGTTGTCTCCCAAATAACCTTCGGTGAGGCACCAACTCAAGTGTCTGACCCGGATTGGGTTGAGTTCAGCCCTAACGCTTGGGGCGGCAAGTACCTAGACGACACTGATGGAACTCCGATGCGTTATAACACTCCAGGATTTGGGTACACTTATGATGCCGACAGAGACGCGTTTATTCCGCCGCAGCCTTTCGCAAGTTGGGTTATCAACGAAGTGACGTGTTTGTGGGAAGCACCTATCCCAAATCCGTTAGATGGTATTGGAGCGATATGGGATGAAGATAGCACTTCATGGAAGCTGATTGCCTAGCCGTTTATTCACGTGGCGTATAAGGCAATAGAAAAGGTTGACCAATGCCGGAAGAAAGAATGACCGAGGACGAAATCAAGAGCATAGCCCAAAGCGCGGCTCGCGAAGCAGTGCGCGAGATGATGCGTGAATTCGGCCTGCATGACGAAGACGCGCCTCAGGACATCCACGAGCTGCGCAACCTACTGGGCTCATGGCGAATAGCTAAAAAGACGATCTTTCAAACCATCGTTCGGGCTACAACCACCTTCGCTCTAGGTGCGCTTGCTCTAGGTGCCTGGCTGAAAATTAAGGGCATGAAATGACCAGTGAAGCACCGCTGTGGCTAGAAATCGCCATCGATGAATTGGGGCAAACCGAAATCGAAGGCCCGCACCATAACCCGCGCATCCTGGCTTACCACCAGGCAACCAGCCTCAAGGCCGCAGATGATGAGACACCGTGGTGCGCAGCGTTTGTTAATTGGTGTCTGAGTGAGGCGCGCATAGTCGGCACGAACAAGGCCAACGCGCGATCGTTCCTAAATTGGGGGCAGGCCATTGCCATAGGCAAAATGCGCCACGGAGATATCGTGATTTTCGAGCGCAACACCATAGACTTAGCGCGTCATGACACTAGGATCGAAAACCTAGAGGCAACATCGCAGCAGCAGGCCGTTACCCTTGCCAGGATCGACGAGAACGTCCAGGCCCTTAAGCTGTTGATGGAAAGACGCCTGCCGTAAATGGGCCGTAGAAACCTACAGATCGCCACAGCGGGCGAGCTTCTAACCGCAAGCCTGCTGGAATCTGTCGGCCTTCCTTGCCATATCGTGCGCCGTGACGGTTATGACCTATTGGCTGAGGGCGAAAGCCGCGCCATCAGGATAGAAGTCAAAACAGCGTGCAGCACAGGAACCATGCAACATTCTTCGAACACCTACGCATGGTTCAGAAACGGCAGGGGCAAGGGTGCCGTGCCGGACATCTACGCCTTCGTTTATTGGCCGTCACGCAAGATAATTTTCGATGTAGACTTCAAAGTAAAAACCAGGGCGTTCAAGCCTCAGGATTTCACAGACAAAAGAGAGATGGAGAGCCTAGTGTACGCCCTCAGTCTCTTTGGCTGCGCCCCTAGCCGCATATCTCTTCAAAAACCCGGTTGTGAGCCAATATTTGCCGAAGCGTCTCGTCAGTATCAAGCGATGACCCAACAATCGGCTCAAACGCCAGACAAGCGCTAGTCCCTAAGCTCGCCTCGCCGCCGCAGCTCATCCCGCAGCTCGTCACTAGAAGCACGGGCAACAGTGCGGCGAATAACCTTGCTTTTCTCCGCATCTTTCAGCGCCTTTGTTTTTTGCCGGTCCTTAACGACGTAAGCGCCCAGGGCATAAGCCGCGAGCGCTTGCGTGATTGCCGAAAAAATCGACAAGACCTTAGAAATGATCCCGAACATTATCCGAGCTTTTTGCTTGCCATCACACGTCCGGCGATAGCCATCACGCCGCCAGCAGCGGCCACCACAGACAGGATAATGTCAACCAAATCAGCCTGCTGGCCTTCGCTGATTGTGTACCCGAACGCCTGAGCAATCACGGCGATCACAACCACCAGGCCGCCCCAGATAGTCTTAGATTGCCACCAAGCTTTGCTATCGTTTTCCATCGTATCTACCTTTCATTGCGCCCGACGAATCGAGACAATACGAGATTTTTCGTAAAGAGCGACAGAAACAGCGTCACCCTGGTTGCCTCCAAGAAGCATGACGTTATCACGGTTTTCGCCCAGCCAAAAGCCGACGTGGCCCTGCCAAGGCTTTGTGCCTCTAGACAGCACAACCACATCACCTACGGACGGCGTAGAAACCTTGCTGCCCCAGGCTTCAAAACTGCGCGCGGCAGCAGAGTTTGTCCCAGCAACGCCAGCGACTTCTAGGCACCAATTGACAAAAGCCGCACACCACGGCGTCTCATCGTCAGTAGCCTTAAGTCTGGTCGCCTGATGGTATGCCACAATGCGTGGGTTGTTAGCCTCGCCAGCGATTTCTCGCTGGCCAAGCTGATCCAACGCAACGTGCATGTGCATCGGTGCATTAATCAAAATTCGTCATCCTCATCATCTTGAGCGGCAGGGGCCGGAGCGGCTGCGGCAGCTGCGGGAGCCGCAGCGGGGGCGGCAGGCTTGAAGTTGGATTCAGCCAAGTCACTGCGATCTTCAGCGGCAACGTCCGACTTAAGAACCCATTCTTTAACAGCCAGAGTTGGAACGGCAAACGGAGTCTTGCCACCCTGCTCTACCGTCACGCCTTCCCAGACAACCAGAGGCAGGTGGTCTGACGACGGACGGTTGGAGAATGCATCACCCAAGGAAAGCAGCGCCTTCGTAGAGCCAGCGCCAGCCTGCTCCCAAACAGCCTTGTTGCCTTTCTTCGTGTAGACCACGGCAGAGAAGCCCATCTTCCAGGTATCATCACCAATCGGATCGGGTCGCTTTACGCTCTCGCTTGGAGACGGCCACCACTCCCAACGCGGGGCAACACCCTTCATCCCGGTTGACAGTTGCCAGCCGATCTTCAGTGTGTCTAGGGCGATAATGACTCCAGACTTCATCGCCTTGAATTCTTTCTCGCCTTCAGAGTCTCGTAGACTAAACGAGCGAGACGGGACCAATACATTGCCCGCAAAGTCCATCTTCTCGCGAGCGCACCAACGCACCCAAGGGCCAGTCTGGCCAGAGCCAACAGCGGACGTGTCAAAAAAAGACATAGGTAAACCTTTCAACCTTCATGTTATATTCACATGCCGTATAGTTCAGCACGAGGCCCTTCTAGCCCGCCCCAAAACGGATGTCCAGGATTAAATGGAACCACGGCGGCTAATTCTTCCTTTTCCCCCATCGACAAGAACCGCTCCAAGCGCTTGGTCTGCAATTTGACGTAGTTCAGGATGTCACCAACGTCACCATCTTCGCGCAGCTCTGTCTTCTTCGGCGTCACATACAAAAACTTAACCGCGTGGTTCTTCATAGCCTTCGCATAGATCGCTCGCTGCACCTGATGTTCCATGCTTTGAGTTCCTGGCATTCTAGCAGTTGTCTTCAGGTCTATGACCAGGCCATGCTTCGGGTAGTACAAATCGAGATATCCGATAAACGGAACAGTCCACTCATCGGTCCTGCACTTCAACTCAATTCTGTTTTGCCCGCCTTGCTCAGGAAACTCAGGCTCCCCGTACTCCTTCAAGTTCTGGACAGCCAGCTCGGTCATCGGGCCGATATTACCTAGTTCCTTCGTCACCTTTTCATCACCGAGGATAAAGCGCTGTTTAAACTGCCTGTGCGCCAGCCTCACCGATTCCTCAACGCTATCGCCCTTCAATACACGCACGACCGCATCCTCTACGCAGCACCCGCGCCAGGCGGCTGGCGACATTGGGCCGCGTTTCTTGAATAACTTCTCAATCACGAAGATGTCAGGGGCGCTAACCCATAGATTTAGGGTGGAGGGGGACAGGTGTATGTCTTTGTTTTTGTTAGAAACAAATGCGTACTTATGCTTTTCAAAACCGTTCACTTTTGGACCTCATTAGTTTAAGCCATTCCGCCATAGGCAGCACAATAAGCCAATCTTTCCTATCAGCCTTCAGCGCCAAAAATTCAGTTGCTTCGTCGTGCTCAAGCAGCCTGTACAAGGTCTTAAAGCCATCGGCTCTAACCTTACATTCGCCTACCACGCCCTCAACCTTTACATCGCCTTCGTAGGAACCCTTAGCGGCCCCAGAAAGCGGAATGCGCTCAGCGTCCAGGCCGGCCTCTCTTGATTTTGAAACGAAATCGCGTTCACCGCGATCACCTTTTTGTTTGGACCTGCTAGGCAACTTCTCCGCCCCCATCTTCTACGAAATCATTCGCGGTCACGGCATTGCCTGTGGCCAGGGATATTCTCGCCATTGTCGGCCATCGCGGCCTGGCGTGCCCATCGACCCAGCGCGAAACAGTCGCTTGGGTGACTCCAATTTTCTTGGCAAATGCGGACTGCGAAAGCCCGTTCGCATCCAGATAGTCTTGCAGTTTCACCGTTGACCCCACTTACATTTAATGTATGCTTCACGCTCTTTTAACAGCAACAGGAGAGATAGGCAAATGCACTATACAGAAATTGTGAGAGCAATTTGCGGCAGCGACAGAGAGCCACCAAGGGACCAAGACGGATGGTGGCGCAATCACTTCATCGCGTACAAGACGCGGTACGGGTTGCTGCTGGACAGTTGCGGGGCATGGCCGAAAGAGCGCCCAGGTCAAACTCAGGTCCAATTGCGCCCATCCGAAAAATCAAACGCCCCGAAGATCGACATTGTGTCCGGCGGCCACTTAATCACCATCCACCCATGCCCGGAGACAAAGGTTCTTTGGGAGGCATTAGAAAAGGTTTTCGATCAATGAAAGAAACAAGCGAGGCGACGTTACGTCAAAAAGTCCTTGAGGCCGCTAGGCAGGCTACCGTAGATCGGGAAGGCGCTTATAGCGACCCTACGCAAATGCTAGACCACATCGCGGAAATGTGGAGCGCTTACTTAGGGCATTCTATCGAGGCTTGCGACGTGTCTTGTATGATGGTCATGTTAAAGATTGCCAGGATTAAGGCAAAGCCCGACCACGAAGATAGCTGGGTTGACATCGCTGGTTACGCAGCCATCGGAGCGGAGGCTTCGCTGTGATGTCAATCCGCAAGAACCAGCCCTGGAAGGAGTGCCTAGACGAGCGCGGCAGCAGTCTGCACATCGTCACGGGTCGCGTAGAAACCCAAGACGGCATTTTCTACCACACCGCTTGCGGTCAGACCTTAGAGCGCAACAACATCCCAGACACAGGAAGCTGCATCCGCACGTCCCGTTGCCGCCTTTGCTCCATAGGCGTTGACGCTGGAGTTGTTGATGAGATGGTGACCGCCGTCCTCGGTATTGACGGATACCATGTGAGCGGAATCAGCTACGACGCCCTAGCAGCGATAAGGGAGCGGTACGGCGAAAAGAGTAGGACGCTAAGAGCTATGGTGGAAAAAGAGCTTGCCGCACGCAGGGGGGAACACAATGCACCCAAATAAAGATGTTATAAAACAATACCTTAGCGACCTAACGGCCCCGCAAGGCGACCTAGACGCCTGCTGGGAAATCAGGTTCATCCCTCCTGATCGAGAGCCTGGAAAACCGCCATACTCTATCTTCAAGGCAGACCCCACAACCGCCATCGACGAAATAGCCCAGTCCAACGAATACGGATACAACGTTTACGTTGGCATCAACCCTAGAAAGCCGGATGCTAAGTCCGGCACAGCGTCCGACGTACTTTGTGCGCTATGGCATGTGGCCGATTGTGACGACAAGTTGTCATCTGACAACCTGGCGGCAATCGTCAGCGAGGACGAGTACCTAGTCCCAGAAATGGTAGTCACGACCGGCACAGAGCCTGAAACGCGCCTACACGCCTATTGGCGACTGGAAGACCCTTCTTACAACATGGCGGCCTGGTCCGACATCCAGAAAGGCATTGCGATCACTGTCGGCTCAGACGACAAGATCATTGACCCGCCAAGGATTATGCGCTTGGCCGGGACCATCAGCCACCCCAGCACAACCAAGGCGTCTAGGGGGTACAAGCCAGAGGTCACGACCTACGAGAGGAACAGCAGCTCGGACGCAATCGCGGCTCAAGAATTCCAGTCGCTATTTGGCTTCGACCTTACGGCAAAACCGGATGCAGAGCCTAGCGACAGCTTTTTTGCCGAAATGCACGAAGGCAGGACATCCAAGGAAGTCTACGACCTGTTGCAGGCTTCTAGGCAATCTGGCGAATGGTATTTCAACATGCGCTCGGCGGTCTCAAGCCTGATCGGCAAGGGGTTCAGCGACGGCGAGATCCGAATGATCGTCGGGCCGTACTGCGACGGCGGGTTTGCAGACAAAGACCTAGACCCGTTCTTGCATGACATGCGACGCGACTGGAACATGCCAAGCCCTAAAGACAGGACGGAAAGCAGGGCCGAGGTCGCGGATATCCACTGGGGGCCGACTATCAAGCCCGCCCTCGATCACAATGACTTCGTGAAGGGGGTAATCTCCGAAGGCGCTCTTTCGCTAGTCTATGGTCCATCCAACGTAGGCAAGACCTTCTTCGTTGCCGATATTGCTATGCACGTCGCGGCAGGCATGCAATGGAGAGACAGACGAATCAATGGTGGCGCTGTGATCTATATCGCTATGGAGGGTATGGCTGGCATCAGCAACCGCGTTGTTGCGTGGCGCAATCATTATCGCCAGCCACTAGAGAACTTCGGCCTGCTGCCAGCGACATATGACCTATGCAAGAGCGAGACTGACCCGGAGCGTTTGCTTATGAAGGTTCAGGAGGCCCAGGAAGCGATCCAGCAGCCCATCAAGCTGATTGTGATCGACACCCTTGCCAGAGCAATGGCTGGCGGCTCAGAGAACGCCGGAGAAGATATGGGACTACTCATTAGGCACTGCGACATGCTGCGGAACGAGACGGGCGCACACGTCCTCCTAGTTCACCACAGCGGCAAGTCTGCGGAGCAAGGCGCTAGGGGCCACAGCTCGCTTAGGGCTGCGGTGGACACGGAGATCGAGCTGAGCAAAGACGAGGACGGCCCGGCTGTTGCAATCGTCAGAAAGCAGCGAGACATGGAGATCAACGGCTACTGGCCATTCGCCCTGGAGCCTGTCGTTCTGGGCGTTGACCAAGAAGGCAACGAAGTCACAAGCTGCATCGTCGTCCCGGTAGACCAGTCAGAAATGCCGCAAAAGAAAAGGAAGCTTAGCAAGGATGCCCAGACACTGGAGGATGCCTTCGAAGAGGTCAGGACAGCAGCGCCACTCAAACGTGGAGTCTACGACGCCGCCAGCCTGCCCGAAACCCGCATCGCCTTTGAGCGCAAAATCAGAGGCAGCGTCCAAACCAAAAGCGCAGCCTGGGCAAAGGCCAGCAGAGAACTAGAAGACAGGTACGCTAGAGACGGTGATGTTCTAGTAAGAAGGTCAGCCCCATTCGAAATGGCAACAGATGAGTATTGACAGCCAGGCAACCCTATGACACAGTAGCAAGGTGTCCTCCGTAGGGACATGTTTCCTACTGTGTTGCTCCGGTCTCAAGCATGGCTGTTGAGCAAACTAAAGCCGCCCTAGGTTAAACTGGGGCGGCTTCTTTTTTGCCTAAATCGCAGAGGAGTCTAGAACGGCACCTGGGGCGGGAGACTCAAGCCGCAGGAGTAACAGCGAATCCATCCCTACCCTAGGCGCAAGTGTCAGCAAAAGCTGACAGCAGAACAAGCGGAACACATTGAATAACGTAGTTCACAGTAGCGCGCGAACCGCATGGACCCTTAGGGGAATGCGTGTTCGTCGCAAGCGCTAAACTGTTGTGGTAACATTGGGTATTGCGTTAATTGCCGTAACAACCAAGCAACCTAAACCCTTCTCCTTTATATAAAATCAGGCTGAAAAGGGTGTCAATAGCAGTTGAGAGATATCCCCGAAAAACGTACAAAAATACCAATCAAAGGTTGTAAGACAGCCAAAGATTCGCAAAAAGCCAAGACAATGAGACCCCGTAGAATCCAACACAATGCGGCGGCTAAGGCAGTCAAATCAACCACAACAACCACAACAACCAAGCAACCCACAACAACCCGCCCGCCGCAAACTCCCCTGCGCGCACTCCGTGACGCGCATGCCGCACTGCCGGATCAATATTACCATGACAATAGAAATGCACCATTGGCCTCGCCCCTCCCTTCGGGAGTCCGGGGCGAGCCAAGGTGCAACTGAGCGAGACAGCCTAAAAACGTGATGCAATACAACAATTGTATGGACATGTGCGCAACCTTGTGCCAAACATCAAAACATCAAAACAGCACAGCAACAAGGAAACCCAAGAAATGAAACCACAGACCATCAACGCAATCATGAGCCTGATCCCCCGTAGATTCCACCCAGTACAGCGCGATTGGACCCTGCATTCGCGCGTTGTAACCGGCAATCCCCGCGTTGCTCGCATCTGGATACACCGCACCCCCAAGCAGATCGGCAATGCGTGGCGCATTGTTGTTCGCGATAGCGCTGGCAAGGCGGTTTACGGCAACTGGGGAAACTGGGAAGACGTGTTGGCGCGGGAGGAAGCATTGCTTGCCCGCCTGGGGGAGTAGCGCGCATGACCCTAGCAGAAGCTTTAAAGAGGGCTAAGGCAACCAGCCCTCACTCACACATCCACCACGACTCCTGGCCTGTAGATAATTACGTAGTCCCAGGCCCAGGCAACACGGTTGTCATGGCAGACAGCAGCAAGCCAGTTTCGGCGGCCAGCATCGACGCCGCCCAAACCCCAAACTTCTATGTGCGCATGGCGGCAAGGAAGAAGTCATGAGAATCAACAAAATCTCAGCGCACCCCTTCTGGTCAGGACAGCAAGACCTTTTGACCATCGGCGACATCGACGAAGTTGCTGTAGAATTCAGCAGAGACGCAGCCACGGGAGTTACGCAGGTAAGCGTCTACGTAACCAACGCAGGTCACCCAGAGTTAGACTTCGAAAAGCATTGGCCAATCAGTCCAGAGCAGTTCGTTGAGATCGGCGAGCGGCTAAGGCATATGGGCAGCAAAAAGCGCAAGGCAACCGCGCCAGAATTCCAGCAGAAAGAGGCGTCCAACAGCCAGCGCGTCAGCCGCCTAGCTGCGGAGTTGGCGCGGCAGGTGGAAGAACAGGAAGCACGAAGAAGTCGCAAAGGCCCTAGGCGGCCAGTTGGAAGACCAAGAAAAGAAAAGAAGGATTAGAGCAATGAGCAAACAACCAACCGTGTACGGAAAAGGCCCTGACCTTCTATCGACTGTAGAGGTCACGGTAGGCGTAGACTATCCGGACGTTCGGATTGTTTTGAAAAGCACGCGGGACGGCAATGTGGCGTGCTTGTTGCACCCTACTGCCGCGCGGCTTATCGCTGGCCAGTTGAATGCGGTAGCACTGCAAGTTGAGATGGCAAATGAGAAGAAGGGGGTTAAGGGATGACGATAGAGAAGACATGGAACGCTGGCGAGGTTGTGAGTCTGGCGGTTGATTTGCAAGGCGAATCGGTCGCTATCATAGCCGACACCATCGACAGCGAAGGCGTCCTGGGGCCACTAGAATACCTGGAATTCCCGGCGAGCATGCTGCCAGGGTTGATTACGCAGTTGTTGGATGCTCAAGCTGCGGGGGAGCCTAAAGAGAAGGAGGCGTTCTAATGAAACAGAAACAAATCACTCGGAAGAAGTTAACAAAAATCCTAGAGGCCCACAGCCTATGGCTCCAAGGGCAGGGCGGAGAGC